TGGCTCGGTATTGTCGTATTTAATATGTTGAATTTTAAGTATAATAAAAGCACCCTAATTAGGATGCTTGTTGATTTTTATTATATATAAATTGCTTAAAATTCAACATATTAAACGTAGATTTTTTCCGAATTCACCGAATATTTTTTGAAAAGTATTTCTACTTAACCGACCTTAGTTAAAAAGCCATATACCCTAGTGCATCTGCTGCTTGAGTAGCACTTTTAGAAGTTGACTTCCCCATCTCTTTAGCTTTTTCTTCTAATAACTTTAAATCATCACCAGTTGCACCTGAAATTGCCTGTACATTAGACATAGCTGACTCAAAGTCAACACTAACCTTAGTAGCATATCCTGCGAATGCTACAATTGGAGCAGATAGTCCTATCATAGCATTTCCAGCACTATTTATCTTTTGGCCTGCACTATCTAGCTTAGAACCTAAATTTTCTAATTTTTCACCTGCTTCAGCTAGTTCTTTTTTCATTTTATTTGTATCAAAGTTATTGATAGCATTATTAGTATTATTAATTTCTTCCGTCAACAATTCTAGCTGTGCTTCAGTTTCTTTTACACCATTTTCAGCATTCTTAAGTTGATTTCTATATGTATTTAACTGCTTTTCTGCTTTTTGTATTGATTCAGTATTTTCATCTTCACTAGCTTTAAGTTTTTCTAACTCTTGTGTTTTCTTAGTAATACCTTGTCTTGCAGTTTCCATTTGCTTTTTATATGCTTCTAGCTTTGATGTTTGAACAGTCATTTTCTGTTCTAATAAACTTAATTTCTTTTTAAGACTATCTAAGTTATTATCAAATCCTTTGCTACTTTTAGATGCTAAGTTATATTGAGTATCTAATGACTTAAGTTCTTTATTTAAAGCTCTAATCTGTGTTGTAGCACCTTTATCCTGTACACCTAGCGTAACCAGTAATTCCTCATTAGCCATTTTAACACCTACTTTTATATAACTTTTAATACTTCAGTATTTTCTTTAAATGTATTTTCACTATTTTTACCTTGATTTTTATATAAATCATTATGAATATTTATTTGAGATATAACTTTTCTTAAAGTTGAGCTCCAAAACTCTCGTTCTTGTCTATTTAAAATAGTTGTATACACATAATAAAGCCAATCTATATCTATTTCTTTACTTTCCTTTTTTGTTTTTGTTGAACTTTTTTTTTATTTTTACTTACTTGTGGCATTGAAGCACTTACTAACTGTATTACATCTAACGTATGACTTAATAAAAGTCCAATAATATCAAATTCAAATAATTTTTCACCTATCGGAACTTCTGGATCATCTTTTGGTCTAATACTTGAAGCCATGAAATACAGTAATGCTTTATCATCATATTTATTAATCAAATGAATAGCATTTAAAAAACCCATGCCTGATAATTCTTGAAATAAATTAATTGAATTCATGTCAAAACACATAATATATTTTTTATTTCCTAGAATAATCTCTTTGCTTTTCTTAGTTAAGTTTCCCATTAAATTATTCCTTTCTATGAAATAAGCCAGCAAAACGCTGGCTATAATTAATTATTCTGTTGGTTTTTTAGCTTTAAATTGAACTTTTGTAAAGAAGTCATTAAACTTTTTATTAACTTCACCAGTATCTGATGATGTTTGTGGTAGTGTTGAAGAATCCATAACAAATTTTAAAACACCAGTTAAGTCTACATCAACCCCACTATTAGACTTAGTCTTAATTTTACCTGTCATAGGAATAGCTTGACCTGATAAACTATCTCCAACAAAATTAAATGAATCTGTTTTAGTTTCACCATTTTCATTATCTTTAGTTAATTTACAGTTATAATATACAATTCTATCTTTTGAACCATCAGAATAATTTTTCTCAAATAAAATTGCTACTTGTGGAGCAACGGCAGTTGTTTTATATTCTAATTCACCAGTAGCATGACTTTGACCAGTTAATTCAGCTTCAATTGCTCTTGTTATATTAGAAAACTGTAAAGATAAATCAGCACCAACTAGCTCTTTTATATATATATTTCTTAAGTTGTCTGCATAATTTGAACCTTCTGCATATGTTTCAGTTATAGATAATGTTTCTAATCCTTTTATCGGCTTTGGAGCATCAAAAGCATTATTAGTTGTGTTGAATACAGCATAATGTGCATTTGATATTCCAGTTGCTTTTTTACTCATATTTTATACCTTCTTTCTTTAAAATCTTAATTAATTATGTAAAACTATTGCAAAAGTAATTGCAGTACAAAAAAAGCCAGTATCATTTGCAACTGTAGATGCTACTGACTTTCTCATAAATCCTGCTTTTTGCATAGCTATAATTATATCTTTTTTATTTTTTTCTATATTAGATTTACAATATAGATTAATCATAACTATATATTTTGTTGCCTTTTCTTCATTATCTGCACTCCAAGATGGTGTGGCTGTATAATTATATACAATACACTCATTTTTATCAGATAATCTAGTTATAAAGTAGTTAGGTAGACTCATATCACTTAAAGCATTTTTCACTAATGTACTTATCATTTCATCGTTTCTCTAATTTCTTTTCTTATTTCTTCTTTTAGTTTTTTTAATACACCTTGTTCTAAATTTTCTATTGCATTTGTAAACCAAAATTGATACATATTAGTATATATAGAAGTAGGAAAGCCCATCATGAATTGATGATAACCATAATGGTGGAAATATAAGTGTTTCCATTCATCCCAAGGAGCAGAATCATTTTTTAATCCAATTTCAACAAAATAATTTCCATTTCTATATTCTCTTGAGTCTACTTTTCCTATATATTTATATCCATTATTAGAAAATCTGCTTGCTTCATTTCTTAATCCTGATTCAACTGTTTTAGCTACTTTATTTACAGATTCTTTAGCTTTTAAATTAGATAATTTATTTAATTTATTAGTTAATGAGTTCATTCCTTTTAAAGTTATAGCCATTATTCCCATCCTCCAATATTTATTTGGATATACTTATTTTCTTCTCTTATATTAGACATATTAGCTATCTTATACAGTTTATTATTGTATAAGACTTTATACTTGTTAGTATCTTCAACATCAAAGTTATTTAAGTGTTTAGGAAATCTAGCTGTAATAGTTTTTGTAATAGATGATCTATCTCCATCTTCAACATCCTTGTTATATGAAGTATTTTTTCTAATTCTACCTTTTGTAGTCCAAATAGTTGTCCAACTTTCAGTAGGTATATTATCATCATCTATACTCTTTTTTAATTCTTGTATTTCAAATCTACTCTTAAAATCGCCAGGATTGATTGTGTACATAATCTATAATAAATTAAATGAATGCATATTTAATATACTTTCAACTATTACATTTAAAGGAACTCCACTATTACTATCTAACATAAACTGCCTTCTATCATACATATCACTACACAAGCATAAAAGAGCTATAGTTAAATCTTCATATTTATCTAATTTTTCATCATCACTTATGCCTGTTCTATTCTTAATAAAGTGTTTACTTGAATCTAATAATAATTGAACTGTTTTATCTTTTTCTTCAGGTGCATTAATATAATCTTTAATTATTTCTAAAGTAATTTCAGATATTTTCATAAAATCACTCCTTTTTATAAAAATAGGACAGATATATTATCTGACCTAAATATATTTATTAAGATTTCATTTTTAATCTAGCTATTTTATTTTCATCAGCTATCTTAGCATCTATTTCAACATATGCACATATACCTACTGCATATTGAGTTGCATATTTTTCCATTAACATTTGTATTTCCATTGATTTAGTCATCTTAACTGCATATCCTGAAGCATCCATATATAACATTACATTTTGACCTGCTGCTATATTTTTTGGCATACTATCTGATAAATAAACTGGTTTACCTAATATTGTATATCCAAATGGAGCAGTTACATCTGCATTTAATATAAATTGTCCATCAGCAGTTTTTAATTTTCTTAGAGCTTTTAATATATCTTTATGCATAATCCACATACAATTCTTTTGATATGCTGAAGGTATAGCCATTTGTAAATCTACTAAATCCGTAGTATCAAATTTATCTTGATTTGCAGCAACTACTTCATTAGTAGTATTTATAGCACCTTGTATTTTGCCTGCATTTGCGATTAGCATTTCTTTTTCTAAAAATTCAACTATTGTTTTTGCAACCTTATTTACTATAAATGATCTAACATCAAAATTAGCTCTATTTAATAGCGATTTAGACATTTTAACTAATACACCTATTATTTGGTTAGTTAGATTTATAGTTTCAAATTGTGCTGTACTCTCAGTTAACTCTGTAAACTCATTTACATATGAAGCAGTTATAGGAGTTGCAACACCACCTGCATTACTTGACGTAGCTTTGAATTTAGGTAATCTTAATTCACCTGCTACATGATATATATCTGCATGATCTAATAATGGACATAACTCTTTTACTGTATCTATTATGTCAGATGCTATTGTTACTGGTATTATTCCACCATTATTCCCTGCTGTTAAGTTTCTTATCTCTCCTGTTGCTACAGCATCTATAAATTGTCTTTCTTCTTTTTCAACTTCTTCCTGCTGTCTTTCTTCAGTAGTTTTTTCAGAGTTACCAGTTGCTCCAGTTATATTACTTTTATCAAAGCTTCTTAATTCTTCTTCATTAGCTATTACTTGCTCTAATCCTCTGATTTCTGATTTTATTTCTTCAACTCTTGATTTTTCCTCTTCTGTAAATGATCTAGTTTCCTCTTTTGCTTTATTTAATATTTCTTCCATTTCATTTAATAATGAATTTTTCTTTTCATATAGTTTTTTCATGTCTTATCTCCTTGTTTTAATAAAATTTTCTATATCAAAAAGAGCAGACATATCTTGATTTAAGTTATTATCTGCTCTTCCTTCTATTATTTTATTAGATTTATGATTTTCTTCTTCTAATTCTATTGAAAATGCTCTAATTTCTGTATTAGTTTCATTTTCACTTCTATGCTCTACATTAACCATAGATCCAAAGTAAGCTGGAGTAGTTTTACTATCTAATAAACTTACTTCTATTAATCGTATTTCTTGTAATGTCCTTAATTTTAAACCATTATCCCAATTTCTAAAATTGTCTTTTATAGCTTGAAAACCATAGCTAAAACCACTAAATCCACCATTTTCATATGCTTTTCTAACTTCTTCATGATTTACAGTCGCATCTATTTTTAAACCTATATTATCTTCAGTTAATTTTAAATTTCCTTCATCTAGTGAACCTAAATTGATATTGTGATTATGATTTAATAAGAACTTTACATTAGAACCACTATTTAATGCTCTTGTAAAGCATCTAGGTTCAACTCTTTCTACAAAGTTATCACCTTTTCTATCTTTAAGTACTCTTGATGGTTTATCTGTTATATTAACATATCCAGTTATATGTAAACTCCCATCATCAAGCAATCTTATTTCCATCTTCATTCACCTCCTTACTAGTTGAAAATAATGTACTATTACCAGATATTATTTCACCAGTGTTTGGAGTATAAAGTTCTTTAGTTTCAGTATTATAAATTATATGACCTAAAGACATTTTTATTATATCCATACCTTCTATTGCATCTAAATTTTCTTGATATCTACATTCATTTGGTGTCATTATTCCACTTTCGATAGCAACTTTATAAGTTTCAAATCGTTCTTTTACATTACCTTTTAGTAGATCTCTTGTATCGAATTCAAAAAAGCATCCTTCTTCTTTTTCAGTTTCTAATAGCAATGTCTTGTTAAATGCATCTGCTAATTGTTCTAATAAAGGAATTATTGTGCTTTTTATAAAATTATTATATTGATCATTACTTGCAGTTCCATTCATAACACTTGCTGGTATTTTTAAAATAGACAATATATCTAAATCATTATTCTTTCTAGTATTTAGTATCTCTAGTTCAGTTGAAGTTTGACTTAATTCATGAAAATCTAACCCACCATTTAATATTATTGCAGTTGAGCTCTTATTAACATTTCTATTATATAGACTAGACCATGCTTTTTTTAATGCATCCATTGCTTCTTCTCCAAGTTTGTGAGCTGATTTAACTACACCTCTTTTTATTCCTCCAGCTGCGATATTATCACTAGAGAAAGCTAATGTATTATAAGTTAACTCTAATAGATTACTATTTTCACTTAATAAGCCTTCTCCACTTAATCCATCTAAAGTATTTTGGGTAAATATAACAAATTCATAAGTATCATAATGTTTCCCATTTACTAATATTTTTCCATCCTTAAAAATAGGATCATAATTAGGTAAAATACTTACTTTTTTTGCGTCGACATAGTGTAAAGATTTAATATTATTTCTATATTTATTTACATATAAATAAGCATTTCCATATAGTATAAAATCTCTTACTAGAGCGTGTTTTATATGAAAACTATTAAGAGTATCTCCACTCTCTTTATTTAATAGATTTAATCTATAATCATCTACACTCTCGACTTTTCCATCAATTTCTTTATAAAATTTTATTTCTAAACTAGATACTAAATCAGCTATAAAATTAATTCCACCTTTAAGACTAGGTATCTGTAAAGCGATATCTTTTGTAACTATATCTTTTGAATTTTCTTCTCCATTTAGAACTTTAGATAGTTCATCTTGTGGACCAATATTTTTAAACTCTCTCTTTTCTTTTTTAAAGAATCTGAAAAATTTCAATTTATCATCTCCTTTCTAGCAAGTTTGAACTGCCCACGATTCCTCTTCACCTATTACAACTACTTGTTGTAATAAATAAAGTGCATTTATCATAGACATTACCATGTCTATTTTTCCATTACTTTTCTTTTTATTAAGATATTTATTAAGATTCGTATCTTCTGTTTGAACACAGTTTGTAAAGTTAATTTCTAATAATTTATTTTCATTGTAAACAAACTTTTTATTAAGAATATATTCCTTTAGCCATTTAATCGGACTATGTAATACACTTGAATGTTGTCTTACTTCTACTAGATCATAATGTTCTTTTAAATCTTCTCTTGTAGAGTTCATATCTCTCAAATCATATCCGATGGATACTATATTTACGCCATATTTATCTTCTATAGACATAATAAAATCCCTTACGAAATTGTAAGAGATAGTATCTTCACCACAATCAAAGCAGTTTCCTAATTCAATTTCATTATTATAATTAACTTTCTCTTTAGTAGATTTCTCTGATACTCTTTCAGTTGGTATAAATGCCCATGATTTAGCTAGTATTTTATCATTATAATAGTCATAACTAACCATGGATACTGCTGTATTATCATCACTACTTGCTAAATCTATGCCTAAATATACATCTCTTCCATTCCAATCTATTTCTTCATCTGATTTACATGCCTTTATTTGTTCAGAATTTATATAACCTTCTGTTCCTTGCGATTTATATTGAATATTATTATGTTTACAAAGATAATTTTCTCTTTTACTTTCATATTCAATTGCCATAGCTCTTTTTTTAATTATCGATTTAAATATATCGTTATTATTAATTGAAACAGGATTAGATTGATATATAACATTATCATCAGTTCTCCAATTAACTCTTATTTCTTCGTCAGGTTCATATAATAATGCAAAGTATCTTCTATCATCTGTCATTCCATCTAATGTTTTCTTTGCTATATCTATCTCTGTAAGCATAACATTATTATCGTTTGGATATTGAGTACTAATTACAATACCTAACTTATCTTTTAGAGTTATTTGAGAAGATCTCATTGCCTCCAATGGATAATCAGGTAGCAATCCAGCTTCATCTATATTAAATACTGCTGCTAATTTACCATCTAGGCTATCATTACTGTATGCTAGAGGTGTATATTCACTCTCAGTAATATTACACTTAATAATATCATTATTTATTTTGAACTTTTTTTTCAATGCTGGACTACATTTTATAATTTTTCCTACTGCAAGTTTTAACTCGCAAGATAATTTATAGTTTGGTGCAACACTAAAAAATCTACTAAATTCAGGTTCAATAATTAAACAAATAATAAATATTATACCTGCTGTAAAAGTTTTAAAGTTTTTTCTTGAAATCTCTAATAGTCCTGTTTCATAATATCTGCTATTATTTTCTCTATATCTTGTACATAAAACTGCTATTATAAAGAACCATTGGTAATCTTCTAAGCTATCATACATTGAAAGTCTTGTATCTGGATGTACCATAAGTTCAAGTATTGTACATATTAAATCAAAGTCTGATTCATCAATATAGGCTTCATCATCTAAACCATCTACAATATCTATCCAATGCTTAGCTTGTTTCTTTACATATCGACCTACTTTATTATCTTCGTTGTTAATACACCAAATGGCATATTTATAAGCCTTCGATTCTTTTATCATTTTCTATTTTTCAATGCCTTTAATAATGGATCTTCTTCTGCTTGTTTATTTTTCATATCGATAACAGAAAGTTTAGCTCTATCAGCAGGGCTTAAACCTAATCTAATACTATTACTTAAAAACATAGAATGATAATCTTTATAAACATTAACTGCAGGATTTTTATAAAACTTTCCATTTTCATCTGAAATAATAGTTCCATTTGAATTTATAAACTCATTTGCGTCATTCATATTTATAATACAAAATACAGTAGATTTTATGATTTCTATATCTAAATCATTTAAAATTGCAGCACTTTTAAGTTGATTTACTATAAATTTATATAACTGTTTTTCTCTGTTTGCTTTTAATTCAGAAGGGCATCTATAAACTTTATTAGCAACACCTTTGTATCTCTGTTCCGCTTTTTTCCTAG